AACAGTTGTTATATCACTTCCTGAAATAGAAGAATCAACACCTGCTGTACCACCGCCAGCTGGACTGCTAGGATGACCAGCACCTCCACCACCGACTGTAACTGTATATACAGTACCAGGAGTTAAACTTAATGGTGTTTCAGAAGCAGTATTTCCACCAGATATATCACTACCAAAAGAAAGTCTATAACCACCAGCACCACCGCCTCCATTACCACCGTCTCCACCAGCGCCACCTCCGCCACCAGCAATAACTAAAAAACTTGCGGAATAAGTTGGGTCGGTTGCATCTGTAACATCATCATCAGAAGTAGGGATCCAACCTTGTGTTGCACCAGAATAAACTATTCTTACTGATTGACCACTAGTTTCATAAAGAGCATTAGGAGTTGTTCTTCCTTGATAATTTAAACTGTTAGGATCTATTGAAAAATTATTTGTTCCCCATGTTCTATTATAATCTGAAAATTCTATTGTATCTCCAACACTTGCTGAACCAGGTAAAGTCGCTGTAAATGCTCCACCGGTTGTATTAACCCAATATCCTTCTCCAGCAACTGCTGTAAAGGTAGTAGTTTTAATTGCAGATTGCCAAGATGTACCGCCTGAAGCATCTACGAAAGATAAATTTCCAGAACCATCTGTTTTTAATAATTGGTCTGCTGAACCATCTGCATTTGGATATTTTAATCCATCTAAAACAACATTTCCATCACCCTTAGGTGTTATAGTTAAATCAATATTTGTATCATCTCCAATTGCACTAATTTCAGGTGCGCTTGAAGTTGCTGCATTTTTAATTTGTATGTTGTTAACTGCAGCAGCTGTTTTTGAAAAAATTAGTTGTTCATTTGATGAATCATCTAAAATACCTTTAGTATCATCAACTAAAATATTATTTCCGTTAGTATCTAAATTCGCTGATAATTGTGGAGTAGTGTCTGAAGATAAATCTGTAAAAGCAGTATCAACAACATTAGTACCATCAGAGTAAACCATTTTAGTACCTTTGTCAGTTGTACCCCAAGTTACTCCAGTTCCTGAAGTAGTTTTAACAGTTACAGTAAAAGCTCCTGTTGTTCCATTTTCAATGACATAAGTTTTTTCTACTGAATCAGGAATTACAACATCAATATTTCCAGTAATAGTTCCTGTTAATTTAATAACTTGATTTTTACCATCTGATAAAGCACCATTTGAAAAAGTTAAAGTTGCACCAGTAGTTGCGTTAACTGCGACTGCAGAATAACCACCGATTGCTTGTTCAAGAATTAATAAATTTGTATTTGTAATTTGACCCCAAGTTCCTGAATTCTCTCCAGTAGCTTGTACAGTTAATTTTAAATTATCTGATGTTGAGTTTGCCATAATTTTTTATGTCTCCGTTTTTGTATTTTTATCAAATTTAAGCAGCAGTGTCAACTGGTCTCCAAGTAGGTGCTGTTCCTGTATTTACCTGGTTCCAGATTAAAGTTTTAAGGCTTCCTTCGTCCATTGTCAAGCCAAATCCTGTTAAAGAAATATTAGCATTTCCAGTTATTTCGTCAACATCATTTTCTTGTGCTGTTAATTCTTGACCGGTTACAGCAGCTATTGTATTAGCGTCTAATTCAGCTGTTCCATCAGCCATTGTCATGGCTTCACCTGTTACATCTACATTAGCATCTCCAGTAACAGTTTCTTCACCTTGAACTATGGCCATTGCATTACCTGTTAATGCAACATCTGGTGCAGGATCCACGTCTCCTTCCTGCATAGACATAGCAAGTGTAGTTACTTGCTGATTACCATATACACCAAAGCCCCATGCGTAATTACCATTCCAAGTAGCAGCAGAATCTGCTGAAACTTCTACAATAGTATTTGCATCGAGTTCAGCTGTGCCATCATTGGCTGTTAATTCTTGTCCTGTAATATTTACAACCGCTTCTTGATATTGAAGCGTTGCAGTCATGGGTTGACCAGTTACATCTACGTCAACTGTTGTACCACCTTCTGTAGCACCTTGAGTAATTGTTAATTCTTCACCTGTTACAGTAAATCCATCAACATCTGATTTTGTTGTAACAGAATCTAATGTAGCGGTTAAACCAATTCCAGTTACATCAACTAATAAACCTGATTGACCCCAAGTTTCAGTGCCCCAGGTATCTGAACCCCAACCTTGATTTATTTCAGCGTCTACTGAAAGAGTTCCTAAATTTGAAGATAATGATATTCCACTTAAAGTAGCACTACCATCATTTTGTAGACCGAATGAGCCTACGCTCCAAGTTAGTTCACCCCAAGTATTGGCCATAGGAAGTTACCTCCTATGATTACCCAGAGATTCTTAGGATCGCTGCTGTTGATGTTGCTGCTGGAAACTGAATTGTAAATGTACCAGAAGTTGCAGTTTTATCTGAACCAAAATCTAATACAGCAACCGCTGCGTTAGTTACAGTAGCAGATGTATTGTAAATCAATGCACCTCTAGCAGTTAGTGTTACACCAGTAAATGATAAATTGTTAAAGTCAACTCTAGCTACACCGGCAGTTTGTGATGTTCCTGCATTAACTAATGCGCCACCGCCTGCTGTATATTGTCCAGAATCAGCAACTTCATTTGAAGTAGTATATGAAGTAGTAGCAGAAGTTAGAGTTGCACCTGCGGTATAAAGAGCTAATTTAAAATTATCGCCACCAGATTGTTTAAAGTTATGCTCACCTTCCAAAAGTTCTTTTTTGAAAGAGTTTGCAATCGCTTGTGTTATAGCCATAGTTTTATCTCCTTATTTATTTTCCACCGACTCGAGGAACACCGCTTTGATATTCATCTCGTCTTCGTCTTCCCATTTGTTCTATAGAGAAGCCTTCTACCACTTGTTTATACTTTCCTTCGTATAATTGCAAGAGATCATTTGGCCCCTTCAAGAATGAAAATGCTTCTACTAAGCAAGCATATAATAAGCCATTGGGAAAATTTTGACTTAAATATGTAGTTGTATTTGTACTCGATAATCCTGGATCTTTCAAGATATAATTTAATTGAATTTCATAAGTAGCATCTGGTGTAGGAGCTAGAACAATAGTATTTTGATCCCACATACCATAGTATTTTGGAACTCCTGTTGATCCAGTCGGATTATATTCTGACATATAACTAGTGTCTCTATACTCTAAAAATTCTCTATTATCTGGCTGTGAACTTCCATCAGAATCTATAATTTGAGCTGATCTAACCACCAATAAATTATCAGGTGTATCAATAAATCTTTGCGTAGCTACTAAATTAGCTGTTGCATATCTTTTATTATTATCAGAATCTACATCTCTTAAAATTCTAAATTCTGCATTTTCAATAAATCCATCTACGATAGTAGATGTTAAAACATTTGAATCTACTTCTGTGTAATCTCTAATTTTTTGTACTAATTCTGCGTATGTCATTATGTTATACTAATTGTTACCCTTCCTAATGTTGCTGTTGCTTCTCTTCTTCTATTTACAGAAGATCCATTATCTGGAACCATACCACGGTTTGAACTAAAAGCAAAGGGTGCAGGTAAAGTTAAATCTACATTCATAAATCCACCATCACCTGTTTGTGCTGAAAAAGTTTGAGGTCTAGCATTTGCCAATCCTTGTGGATCTGCTGGTGCTGGTTTTGGTTCTAGTTGTGGATGCTTTGGTTCAAATTCAGATGTATGTACTCTTGATCCATTCCATTCAATAACCATTTCTTTATATGGAAATGCTTGACCACTTCTATCTGAAATAAATTGTGCAAATTTTCCATTCGATCTAGACATTTGGATAATAATTTCTTGGGGTTATAAAAGAACTAGATGAAGAACCATCTTCTTCAAGTGCTCTTTTGAGTTCATCTTCATACAACAATTTCATTTGTTGAACGAGTTGTGGATTAAATTTTTGTGATAAATAATATGCAAGTCCTGCTACCATACAAGGTACAAATCTATAAGGTACATCTGCTTCGTTAGAATAAGCCCCTGCATCCTGAATCCTGCTTACATAATAATAGTTTAAAAAGTTTCCGGCTTCAGTGGTTCCGGGAGTTAAATATAAAGTAATTGTGACTCTATCAATAAATCTTTGTACAAAAT